TTCAATCCCTTAGCCGTGAATCAGACATCACCAAGTTGCTCCAAATGGGTGAAATGGTTCGCAATCTTCCACCTGAAGCCGCTTCATCCTTCAAGTGGGAATCTTATGCTAGAGCCCTGATCACGTCTATGGGATTTGATGCCAACAATTGGGTACGCAGTGCCGAAGAAATCCAAAAAGAAAAGATGGAAATGGCAAAGCAACAACAACAAATGGAGATGCAGAAGATGTTTGCTGGTGCTGCTGCTCAGGCTATGGGTGGCGCTGCTCAACAAGATCTCATGCAAACTGGTGGTGCCAATATTCCACCAGAACTAGGTCAGCAAGCAATGCAACTACTAGGAGGACAACCCAATGGCTAAAAGACCAGATAAGAAATCAATGCCTTGTAATAAACCAAGAGCCTCTACTTCAGCTGGCAAGAAGAAGATGGTCAAAGCATGTGCCAATGGACAAGAAAAAATCATCCACTTTGGAGCAAAAGGTTATGGTCACAACTATAGTTCGGAAGCTCGTAAGTCTTTCAAAGCACGGCATAATTGCGACTCTGCGGATAATAAACTAAGTGCTAGATACTGGGCCTGTAAGAATCTTTGGGCAGGGCCTGGTGGTTCTAAAGCGTCTTGTCCTAAGGGTAGAAAGTGTAAGGGATGACGGATAAAAAACAATCAGCCGTTTCTAGACGACAAGCCGAAGCAAAATCTAGTTTGAATTTTGGTATTCAACAAACACAACTAGATGCTTTACTGGTTCAAGTTAGCAAGCACGAGAATACTTTAGTATCCTTAAATAACTATGGTGTTTATTTAAATAACAACATAAATAAGAATAAAGATAATATTTCAGATATCTTTGTTAGACTTGCTGTTGTAGAGGGAAAAACAAATTCATTACCAACTAGCCTTAGTGTAATAACTTTGTTTACCGATAGCGTTGATTTCAATACAACCGCTGCTCTTTCCTCTGTTCCAGGAAGAATTACATGGGATGCTGAGTATCAATCTTTAGCTACTGGTTTAGAAGGTGGATTAAATTCAGACATTTCTGCTCCTTTGGGATCTACACTTGTAAAACTAATTCGTAATAATACAGGTGCGGTAATTACAAAGGGTCAAGTGGTTTATATTACTGGATCACATGCTTCAACAACCCTCTTAGTAGCCCTTGCTGATGCCTCTAGTGAAGCAACAGCTAAAGATACAATTGGTATTGCTGCCCACGATATCGCTAATAATAGTGAAGGTTGGATTATTACTCAAGGATATCTTAAGGGGTTCGCTACAAACTCAACCCCAGGTACTGGTGGAGAAGGAGATACCTTATGGTTATCTACCACAGCAGGAGCCTTTACTTACGATAGACCATTATCACCCGATCATGGCGTGGTTGTTGGATTTATGGTAAAGTCAGCTGGTGGTGGCGCTGGATCTATCTATGTTAAGATTTCTAATGGACTAGAACTAGACGAATTACATGATGTTAGGATTACTAGCATTGCTAGTAACGATGTACTACAATGGGATAACACCGATCTCCGTTGGGAGAACAGGTCACTATCATCAGCTGGTATTGCCGCTGCTAGCCATACTCATACTCTCAGTGATCTAACCCAAAGCTCAGCTGGTTTGAATCAAGTTCCTCAATGGAACGGTTCTAATTGGGTTCCAGCTACCATCAGTGGTGGAGGTGGATCTCCAGGTGGTTCTACAGGTCAAGTTCAATACAACAATGCTTCAGCCTTTGCAGGAGCCACTAATGTTAAGATTAACTCTAACAATCTAGAACTAGTTAAGCCAGCCATAGAACCAACCACAGCACCAGTAGACTCTATTGTAATATATACAAAGAGTGTTGGTCAACGAGACTTACCAGCCTTTGTTGATTCTTCAGGATGGGCTACTAACCTACAGACTTGTATTGCAAGAAATAAGTTTAGTATGATGAACTTTAATGCAGGAACCACAACGGCTCCAACATCTACTGGATTTATTTATACAGCAACTACGGTTGGTACAGGTAATACCACAGCTGGTGCAGTTAACTTAACTACAACAAGTTTATTAGCTGGTTCTCGTAGATCAAGCTTTCTTACTGCTAATACCGCTGGTAACGCTTCTGGATGGAGAGCATCCGTAGCTCAGTGTTGGAGAGGCAATGCTGCTAAGCGTGGTGGTTTCTTCTGTGTATGGAAGTTTGGTATTGGTGATGCAACATTCCAACCAAATGCCACTTTATTTGTGGGATTAAACGATTCTACAGCTGTACCAGATGCAACAGCTATTACCAATCCATTTACAACCGTCAATGCTACTATGAGAAATACCGTAGGATTAGCCTTGTATGGTGGATCTAGTACATACCAAGTTATCTACAGAAACGGTGTTGCTGCTGCTACTGCTATCTCAACTGGATTTACTGCTAATACTAATGATATTGTAGAATTCTGTCTATATGCTGCACCAAACGACACAACAATCCACTACTATGTAAAGATTTATTCTAGTGCTGGATCAGATACAGAAATCTCAGGTGATATCGGTACAAGTAATATCCCAGTTAATACTACTTTATTTGTTCCTCATTGTTGGCGAGGACGTACATCTTCAGCAACTACAGCCGTTCAAGTAGATTGTTTAACCTTTTCAGTCGAACAACCACACTAAGGAGATACCATGCCACTTATTGATCTTTATCTAGAAAAAGTAAACAACACAGAGATTCGTTTAATGGCTAAGGCTCAGACTGAACCACAGAGATTTATAGTAGCAGATGTTGTATTAGACTGGGATCCATCGGTCTTACGTCTTATTGGAGCCCATGAGGATACTGCCCATCCTATGGTATGGGATTCTCTATCTAGATTCCCATTAGCCAATGACGATTATACTGGTATTAATGAAACAAACCCACCAGCAGATGGCAATGCAATGTACTATAGCTATGCCAATCTTGGTCAAATTTTAATTGTAGATCAACCCGTAGAACTTGCTGTGTTCCAGTTTGAACTGTTGCAGCCACAAGTTGTTACCGAAGTACGGCTACTACCAAAACTAACAGTCATGTATCTAGGAGAGACTGTTGTCTATGGTGGTGCTGGGTTACGGGTTACAGGAAACCTTGGCAATGTGACAATTTCTACCCTAGTAGGGGACTTTAATGGTAATGGTTCTGTAGGCTCCGAGGACATGGCAATGCTCCTAGCGGACTGGGGAACCCTTAATTTTGGTCCTAATCAATATGACCTAGATGGAAACGGAATTATCGGTTCTGGTGACCTAGCTATTCTCTTAGCAAACTGGAGTTAAAATGGCAAGTAAAAAGAATTGGATTAAGGATGCTATCAAGCGACCTGGGGCTTTAACTAAGAAAGCCAAGGCTGCTGGTAAATCTATTTCATCATATTGCAAGGGTGGTAAATTAACCACCCAGACCAAGCGTCAATGCAATCTAGCTAAGACCCTAAAGGGTTTCAACAAATAACCTAGGAGTTAGAATCTATGCCTAAAGATGCATGTTACAATAAAGTTATGAGGGCATATGGTGGTAAGTCTAGTGCTTACGCCTCTGGTTCTATGGTCAAATGCCGTAAGGTAGGTGCCAAGAACTGGGGTAACAAGACCAAGAAAGGAGGCAAGTCAAATGCCAAAAGTAGGTAAGAAATCATTCCCTTACACAGCCAAGGGCAAGGCCGATGCAAAGGCCGCAGCCAAGAAGACTGGTAAGAAGATGTCAATGAAGAAGGGTATGAAGTAATGGCTGACTTTTCCTTAGAAAAAAAGGAAGGTTTGCATGGTTGGTTCAAGCGGAACAACGGTAAGGGCTGGGTAAATTGTAAGACTGGTGGACCATGTGGTCGTAAATCTGCCAAGTCTGGCGGCTCTTACCCCGCTTGCCGACCAACCAAAGCACAATGTACAAGTAAAGGCGTTAAAGCTAAAAAGAGTTCTAAACCAGTATCTTGGGAATCCAAGAAGAAAGGAAAAAAATAATGGCAAAGAAAAAGAAAATGTCTTCTAAGAAGAAACCCAAGATGTCATGCGGATGCGGAGGTAAGAAATGAATATGAAACTTGAATACGAAGGAGTTATATCAGCTATTGCTGGTCAAGTTGGTAGTGACTCTGTATATACAGCTTCCCATACTGCAACAGGCTATTTAATTGTTACTGCTCTTAGTAGCGGTACTTCTGCAACTATTCCACAATTTGCAAAGATTCTAGCTGGTACTAATTTTGCTGGTACTGGTTTGGTTATTATAGAACCAAAACTTCAACAAACACCAGCTCACACAATTACTTCTGCATCTTCAAGTACTATTAGTTCTAATGCAGTTACTTTAACTTTTAATTGTACTGGTATTATGAATTGGGTTAATGGATCTACTGTTGTTATAGCAGGAATGACACCATCTACCTATGATGGTACATATGTAATGACTGGTGTTACTACAAATACTTCTTTTACAGTAAGTAAAACTTTAAACGGTACTGATGGTGCTGCTGGTTTACCTAATGCTACTGCTTTTGGTACAGCTATAATGACAATCTCTAGCACCATTACTGGTTTATATAAAACCAATTTAACTAGTGCTATTGGATCGCAAACTAATTTAACATTTACTGCACCTAATATAGTTCCATCTGGTACTAAAGCTATTTCAGTTTTTAACTCTACAACATCACCAGTTGATATAATGTTTTATAATCCAGTTTCTAAAGTATTAGAGTCTGTTTGTTTACCAAGTGGTATACCAACAAGATTAAGTTACTTTGATATTCCAACAGCTGTTTATGCAAGTACTGCCATATCTGGTACATCATTTAATAAAGCTGTATTTTGGACTGTTTATCAATAAGGAATCACAATGCCATTAATTTCTTTATTTCAAATTTTAGCCGTAACTAAAGGAATCCAATTATATGGTGGATCCTATATTAAATGGCCTGGGGTAAGATACAGTGATTTACTAAACTCAAGTGGAATTAATCTAACAAACTCTGCTGCTGCTACTCCAGTATATCCTTACATTCCAGGTACAGGCGATCCACCATTAATGAATTCTGCTAATGCGTTTGTAAGAGCCACCAATGGAACACAAACAGTTAATGATGGTGCTAACCAATTACTTATAATTTCTAATGGTGGTAATTTAGACGGATTCTCTGGTGGTCAGATTTTTTTAAGTGATACTGAAAAAAACTACCATAAAACTGGAATGGTAATATTCAAAAAAATTAAATAAAGGATTATATACATGGCATTAACTAACTACATTCAAGACGCCTTTAGCATAGCTGGATTAAATCCTGGCAAAACAGTAAAAGCAACTAGTTCAAAATTAACTCAATGGCTTATTGAAGCAAAAGCAGAAAAACAAAGTATTGATTTCCTTTTCTTTGGAGACTCAAATACAGCTTTTTCTGGAGATGCATTTGATTTATACAATGGACTACATGATGGTTTTTCTAGAACCCTAGTAAATTTTGGAATTCCTGTATATGGTTCTCCTATTTATTTTACAGGAAGCAATACAAATTCATATGGTTTATTTAATTTTAACTATGGTGTTCCTGTTAATCATATCGCTAATTCTGTAGGTACTAAATTAAACGTTACTACAGCTACAGCCAGCGGTAACGTACTATATGGAACAGGACATTTAGAAGTAGGTACTCCTATTGTTTTTGCTGGTACTTCATTTGGTGGAATCACAGCAGGAACAACTTATTACATTAACACCATTCCAAGCTCATCTACTTTTACACTGACAGCTGTCCAAGGCAGCGGTACCTCAATAACCTTAAGTACTGCTTCTGGTTCTTTAACTGGAACATATACTACAGGAAACGCAACAAAAACAATTATTATTTCAAATACTACAACAAGTACTAATATTGTTACTTGTGCTACTATTACCGCATTTACAGCTTCAACAGATGGAACTGATGAAATAACGGTTACATCAACAACCAGCTTAAGACCTGCATTAGCAGTATCCCTTTCTGCCGCTATCGGTGGAGCAGCAGCTAATACAAACTACAGTATTCAATCACTTCCATCAGCAACAGCAATGTGTTTGACAACGACAGATGTTAAGAATGGAGCTTTAAAGTATTTAAGTGCTGACGCTGATCCAGAAATGGCAACCTTTAAAAGTGATTTTTCTTTCCCAGCTTCGCCTAAGTATCACTTTGCAGGATCTACAGATGGAACAAATTATCCAAATGATTCGACAACAGATAATTGTTTAAAGATTGAAGCAAATACCGTACAACAAAATCATGGTATTTCTTATTATTTTGCTCATTATAATTTATGGAAGGCAAGTACTAGTTACTCACTTAACGATAAAATCCAATATCAAAATACTTTATATAATTGCACTACAGCACATACTTCAACTACTGATTTTGATCCAACTAAATTTTCAGTTTTATCTTCAGCACCTTCAGTATTTGCCCCATTAGCAAATCAAGCTTTTGTTGGTAGAATTCTTTATGCACAGACTCCAAATAGTGCTTCTTCTTATAATAGAGTAGCAATGTTTATTCTTCCAAATCCAGGAACATATGAAGCAGCAACTAACGAAGCAAGTAATCAATTAAATGCTTCTGGTCCAACTGCATACAAAGCCTATGAACTAAGGCTTCCAGCTAATCCATCAAGACAATTGGGTGGTAAAGAATTAAAGTTTGGTTGTTTCGGAGTATATACAGGCGGTCAGACTAACGGAAAACTAGCCGTTTTCTTTATGTCTTTGCATGTTCCTGACCTAATTGGTTTCTCTTCTTCGTTGTTACACTATCGTGGTGGATCACATTCAACCGATTGGCGTACTTCACTTCAAGCTCTAGATACTCATAATGGAATGAAACTCCATCAAAGATTCTTCCAAGAAGTTGTAAATAGACAAAAATCAGCAAGTTCTAAAAATACTGGTAGAGTTTGTATCGTAATTCAAGGGGGAGTTAATACAACCCCAGGTGCAACTGATGCTATTGCAGTTGATAACTTTATAAATGATGTAAAAGAAGTACAACGATTACTTACTAAAGCTTGGAGAGATGCTGGTTTACCAACATCAAACCTAACCTTCTTAGTGTCTACTGGTCCTTTTGTTAACGAAGGTACATATTTAACTTTACTTCGTAAAGAAGTATTTAGAAGAGCTTCAGAATTTACAAATACTACTGTAGTAAAGCATGAAGATAATGTTCCTATTGCACAATACACTGCTAATTCTTATTGGAGTGCAACTAATAACGCAGCAAGTGGTTATCCGCCTGTTGGATCGGCAACTCCAGATGCTCATTTAGCTGACAATGGTTATGTAAATTGGGCTAATGCTTTAGTAGGAAATGCTGTAGTCAAGTTTAAAGATTTTATTAAACGATATAAATAAGGATAAATCATATGTCACGAATGCCAATGATGGGTATGGGAATGGGTATGCCAACTGGCATGGGCCCAGGTATGATGGAATCACAAATGGGTATGGGTGCTCAAATGCCTATGCCACAAGAAGAACCAATGCCAAAGAAGAAGAAACCAGCTAAGAAAAAGGCTGGTAAGAAAGCTAAGAAGAAATGAAAATTCGTACAGCAACTAAACAAGATTTAGAATATGTAAAGAATCGGACTGGCCCAAAGCCAGATACTAAGAAACCAAATCAACCTAAGAAACCTAAGACTCGTTCTAAGTAACGAACAATCTAAAGGAGAGATATTTAAATGACAGAAATTAATAATGCTGAACAATCTCAACCTGTCGAGACTCAGCCAATACTAGCCACACCAGTTCAGACTGAAGATCCACAAATTGTTCATGAGCGTGCAATGTTCATGAAGTACGTTCAAGATCAAGGACAAAAGATCCCCAGTAACTTCAAGTCAGCTGATGATTGGTTTAATAGCCTAGTAGAAGCCCGTAAGGGATTTACTCAGGCAAGACAGGAAATCGCTTCCTTAAAGAAGCAATATAATCAAAATGGCGTGACCAATCCCAATTATGTGGACTCACAGCCAGTTGCTCAGGCTATGCCTGAACCAGTTGAGGATCTCTCAGGCATTCCTGAGGATCTTAAAATTACATCACCTCCTACTCCCCAGCCTGGATCTATGGCTCGGGTTAGCGCAGAAGATTGGCTTCGTTGGGGCAAGGAAATTGACTCAACAGGTGCCGTAAGTGCTGCTACTCGTAAAGAAATCCAGGATAAAATGGGTGCTAATGAGGCGGTTATTGATGAGATGATTAAGGGACGCAAGGCTTTAGCTAAGCAATCTTGGGATGATGCTGCTTCGGTTGTCGGAGGTAATGACAATCTTAAGCGCATGTTTAAATGGGCCCAAGAAAACTTAACAGCTGAAGAGGTTGCAGCCACTAATCGTGCTCTCCAAAGCAATGCCTATAAGAATGTCCTCCTGGGACTTAAGGCACGCTTTGAGCAACAAAACCCACCAAAGACCCCATCACAGGAACCTAGGTCAATGGATAATCGGGTCAATCCCTCACAGGTTCCACAAGCCGCACAGGTGTTTAAAGACTTTGCTGAACAACAAGCTGCTCTAAGAGATCCAAGGTATCGCGTTGATGCCAACTACAGACAAGCAGTAGAAGCAATGGTTGTTAATTCATCTCGTTACGGTTACAGAAATCGTTAACTCCGTATAATCCGCAAGGACACGGAATAATTAAGGGTTTCTCCTTCGTTTTAAAGTTTAATATAAATAGAGAGTTTCTATATAAGGAGAAACAAATATGGCATTTGGTCCAGGTCAATCAACTCAAGTTAATCCGCTTTATCCAACACAAGGCTATCCAGGTTCATCTAGCGCCACTCAACTTGGCGCATGGCCTAAGGGTGGTACTGCTCCATCTCCTACTTCAGTTCCAGCTCAATCATCTAGCGATCCAAACTATTGGCTTCCTATTTGGTCTGGCGAAGTAATTAATGCTTATGATCAGTACAATCTTTTTGAACCATTAGTTACCACCGAAACCATTGAATCAGGTACAACCAAGAGATTCCCAGTAACTGGTACTGTTGGTCATATTGGTAAATGGAATGCTGGTGTTGAACTTATTGGTGATTCAAGCATTCAAAATCCAGGCTGGTTCGATATTTCACTAGATGAGCGTCCAATGGCCGCTTACTTTGAACTAGACGATATCCATCTCATGCTTACTCAATGGGATTATCGTGCAGAACTAGCCCGTCAAGCTGGTCTACAACTTAGCTACGTTCGTGATAAGCAAATTGCTTGCATGATTGCTAAGGCTGCTTTTGCTGACAATCGTGAGCCATTTGGTGATGAATACTCTGGTATGAATAATTCAAGCAATGTAGTTCTTGCACCAGACGCTAGATTTAATGTTCTTGGTCATCGTGCTGCTTCTCAAGCTGAAAGAACCGATGCAGCTCTTTTACTTCTAGACTACATCGAACGATACATGGTTCGTCTAGCTGAAATTGATGCTACTCTAGGTGATGTATATTGTGCAGTAACTCCACAAGCTTTCCATGACATTCGTGCTCTTGGTATTGCTCGTGATTCAGGTTCGCTATTAGGTGGTGCTGGTCGTCCATTCTTCGGTGGTGTAGCCGAAGCTGGTGGTCTTGGTTCTCCACTTGCTAATGGTATGTTTGGTATTCAAGAATCACTTGATTACATGGGTGTCAAGATTGTAAAGAGCAATCACCTTGCTCAGCTTGATCACGTTGTTGTTTCATCTGGTTCTGCTACAGACATTACTAGTAATATTACATCAACTGCTAATATTTCACGAACTGCCCTACAATCAAACGGCCGTCTAGTAAATTCTAATAACACTGGTGCCATTACCGATCTTGGTGATGCAAAGTATAATTTCAGTTGGCACGGATGGACTCAAGGTGGTACTAGCCCAAGCGCGGCAGCTGTTAATGATGGTCGTGATTTAGGACTAGTAGCTACTAATAACGTCCTTAATCCAGTTAAGGCTCTTATTTGGCAACGTTCAGCTGTCTGTTCACTACGTTTACAAGGCATGAAGGTTGAGTCTGTCAAGGATGTCCGTCGTGGTACTTACTTCACTGTAAGCTCCATCATGGCTGGTGCTGGTATTCTACGACCAGAACTCTGTGGTGCAATCCAAGGCAACTATACCGTTTAATTTAGTGCTAAC